AAAAGTTGACATTCGTGTCGCTGCTGCGTTCTTGGGTTTCAAGGCAACACCCGGCAACTCACTCTATTCACCAACACCTGCTGACGGCTTCGCTCGTCCAACACAACTTGGTGCGATGGAACTGTTGATGGCTGGTTTGCCTGCTACAACTGCTGGTTGGACTGATGGCTTCACAGCCACTTCCGTTCTTCAGTTGATCCGTAATGTTAAGCAAAACTACAAGCGTGCTCGTCTTCCCGGCACTCCAATCATCGTATTGGATGCCAATGGTGACGCTGCAACTGTTTCTGCAACTCCTGCTGGACAAGATGGTTCTTCATTGAATCGCTTGCTCGCTGAATTGACTGGCGGTGCAGTTTCACAGGCCGGTGGTTCAAATCTATCTGCACTGGGTAATGAATTGCTCAGCACTGGTAAAATTGAATCAGTCTATGGCTGCATGGTAGTATTCACTACGTTCTTGTCAAGTGCTAATCGCATAATGTTGGGTCAAGGCTCAGCCAGCCCAGTTCTTGTCGGTGGTTACATGCACGAAACTGCTGTATTCACTGTTCTCAAGGAAGGTCTGGAAATCAAGATGGGCGAAGTTCCTGGTGGTCTACAGATGTGGCTCACTGGTGTTGCCTACTTTGGTGCAGGCGTAGCGGATCCTCGTCGTGGTGGAGCAGTCAATATTCTTCAGGCTTAATCCTGTAGTATAGGAGTAAATTATGTCAGTACCGTATCAAAGAGTGAGTAACGCAACAGTTCAGGATATCATATTTTATGATCCTGCTGCCGAGCGCCGTGCTGCTCAAATGCAGATTAATTGGGACGATTACTTTAAAGTGGGTTCCCAAGAAATATTGTATGCACTTGAGTGGACATGGTGGCCTCATTACTGCGATACGGTACTTGGCGCTGTTTACTACGCTAATCTACCTAACGGAGCATTGATCAGTAGTTTCAATCCGAGCCTATTGATTAAAAATGATCAGACGTTAATCAGACTCGATACTTTCATGGCAGTAAAAATCTTCTATGAGAGTATCGTTTCTGATACTTCTAACATTAACGACGTTGATAAATCCAACTTCGATCATGCTCTGCGAAGATATCAGGCTGAATGGCTAAAATCTCAGCAAATTATGAACTTCTATGACTTAAATCAGGATGCACCCAATGGCCCAACAACCAAGTTGGAGGAAAATTGGACTGCTGATCCTGATTTCTTTGATAACAATAGAAGATATTTCTAATGAGTATGCCATTAGTTACTAAAGCAGCGGTAGTCGAATATCTTAGACTGGTAGCCAAAGAGCAATCTTTGCCAGTACAAGTCCAAGATGTCTACCCAAGCATAGATGACAACGTGGCATATGGTGTTTATGTGAACAGTAATAACGCTGTTCGCAGACTACCTTATAAACTTGGCGTACAGAAATGTGCATCAATTTATATCGTATCTGACAACATGGACATCATGTTTGTTTCCTATCAGAATGATCCACAGGCACCAGTTATATTAGAAGCCATCAATAAACTAATCCAAGACGCTAAGTTTTGGAATGGTTATCATGAAGTGGATTTTAGTACTAACATAACGATTGGCTCACGTAATCAGATTTACACCTACACACTTGATCTGAAGAGAATTGATTTTAACATTATTACAACTTAAGGAGAAACTATAATGGCACGTATAACAGTGAATACAACTGGCACACAGCCAGTATTGCTCGTAAGCACTGAGATTAGCACCTCTGCAAATATTGCCAATGGCATTTTTGCAAACACTTCTAATGCTCTTTCAGTAACTTGCTTGCAAGATGTAACACTGACCAACTCAACTGGTGTATTCTCTTGGACAGATTTCTGTTCAACTGACATCAACAAGGTGAGCACGCCAGCAGACAACGAAGTATCAACTAACATCGTCATTGACGACGAAGTTTACTTCGGTAACAGTTCTGCTAGCGCAGGGTCAGCAAACAATCTTGGCGTAGCGGGTCTTTCGCAAACTAAGACTCAGATTCAATGGAAATTGGTCTGGGACAATAGTTCAGCGAATGGCAACGTTTCAAACGCATACTACACTTCTGGCGTAGGATTTATTTCCTCACTGGCTCCAACAGTCAGTCCCGAAGCCCCAGTATGGGTTACACCAATGTCAATTGCTGTCAACGGTCAGATGTACAACGGTCAAAATTCTTGATTTTGACTTAGCATCTAAAACACGGGGGGATTCGCAAGAGTCCCCCTTTTTTATAGAGTAAACAAATGAACAAGAATGACATATTAATAACAACTGAAGAGAAGTTGCGGTCACTGATCGCAGACGAAGCCAAACAGATTAACATGCTTGCTAACATGCAAGTAACCATCAAACAGATGCAGGCTAAAAGTACCTTTAGGCTGGCCCTGCTCAATCAATTGCTTGAAGATTATTATGATAAATATTCTGGTAATTAATTAATTAAAAAGGATAAACAAATGAACTTACAAGAATTTAAAATACACCCCAAAATTATAGAACTGGTAATTGACGATGCTAAGATCGTTGAAACATATGGTGAACCAGTCAAATTTTATTCATTCGATCATATTTCATTACCTAAATTTTTCGCATTCTTTCAAGCACAAAGTGATGGCAATTTGGAAAAGTTGACTGACATCATGCGTGAATTATTGTTAAATGCTGAAGGCAAACCGCTATTAGCCAAAGACGAATCGTTACCTATTGACTTATTTACAGCCGTGATTATGAAGGTGGCCGATCACTTGGGAAAATCAGGAACCAAGAACTCAACCCAAAAGGAGATTGGAATACAGCAATAATGCTGAATGTCGGTGTAATTGCAAAAACATATGGAGTATTACCTAGTTACGTAATTGAATATGCTAACACATATGATTTGATGATTGCCGATGTTATGAGTTCTTGGGAAGAGTATCAATATAATAAAGCGACGGGCAAACCAACTATACCAAGTTATACACAGGATGAATTAAAGACTTTAATGGAAAAGGCAAAAAACGCAAAATGAATCAGATACCTGCAAAGATTATGCAAATTAAAAAAGAACTTGATGCTGAGTTGCTTGCGAGACGAGGTGCAAAATTTTTAAAATCTATTACTCCTATAGATACAGGTGATGCGCGTAGAAATACGTATTCGCAAAGTAATGATATTGTTGCCGAATATCCATATGCCGGAAGACTTGATGATAATCATAGTAAGCAAACTAAAGGTAAAGGATTAATTGATCCTACTCTTAACTTTCTTACCGAAATTGTAACTAAATTAGGATAATATTATGGCAAGAAGTATAACAGATTTTGTCATCAGAATCAAAGTTGAAGGTCAAGCATTAGTTGATAAATTAAAAACTTCCACTGATGGAGTTGATAATAGTTTTAAGAAAGCACAAACATCTTCAAATAAATTAAATAATAATGTTCGCACATTAGGTTCTACCTTAAGACAAGGTATTACAACCGGCAATGCATTTGCTGACAATATTTTAGAAAATGTAGGCAACATGGGCCGTTTTGCTAATGTTATAGTAATAGCAGCAACTGCCATTATTGGATTAGGTACTAGAGCAATATTGCTTGCCGATCAAATTCAAGATTTGTCCGATGCAACTGGAATTAATAATAGCCAATTACTATCATTACAGCAATCACTTCTTAATGCAGGTGGCGAAGCAAGTGATTTTGCAACTATAGTAAATCGTTTATCATCAAATCTTGGCGAAGCCGCTCAAGGTAATGAAAAAGTACGCACTTCATTTCGTCGTCTTGGTATAGATTTAGGTGATGCTAATGGTAATTTACGTAGTACAAGTGATTTATTGCCAGAAATTTTAGATGCATTACGTAATATACCTGATCCTGCATTAAGAACCGCCACAGCCGTAGATTTGGTAGGAAAATCAGCAGCAGGCATAGATTGGACTAAAGTCGAATCATTCAATAATCAATTTACTGATGAGAAAGTTGCACAACTTGCTCGTTATAAGGGTGCAATTGATGCATTAGTTAGCAGTTTACAATTTAAATTGATTGATATATTTGGTGGTGCTGCAATTGAAATTAATAAATTTACAGACGCAGTAACTGCATCAGAAGAAAAAGCAAATCAATTAGGTAAAACTTATGATTTTCCTAACTTTTTTGCAAGAATTGTTGCTGCGGCTGGAGTTAATGGCAGACAAATTGGCGAAATAATTGAACAGACTAGTGCTTATTTTAATGTATTTTCTAGAGAAATGACTGATGCGGAAAAGAAAACATATGATTTCGTGAAAGCAGTCGAGTTTGCAAAAAAAGCCGGTTTACTAAAACCACCTAAGCAACAGACTGGTGAATTAAAAATTTCTGAATCGGAAGCAGCAGAAATCGGAAACCAATTATATAAACAAGAACAAGATAGACTTGCGGCTACTAAAAAAGAAGTAGAAGAAAGACAGAAAAATTTTAAAATTATGAATGAGCAGTTAACAATCGATGTTAATCGTGGTGTACAAGAACAAGAAAGAATCAAGCAACTTAAATATCAATATGATCTGACTGAAGATATTGCTTTATTGCAAAAAACCTTGGGCACAGAAACTTATTTGCAACAAGCGGCAGCACAGAATGAACTGATTGGTTTATACGGCCGTGAATATGAGATGAAGGCAGAATTGTTAGCAATTGATGCTGAACGTCAGAATGCAATAAACGATGCAATCGCTAATTTGCGTAGCATAAGCGCAACGGCTAATGCAGAATCAATTGCTGAAGATGTAGAACGTGCGCGAAGAGAAATTGAATTAGCACATTATGTGGCTGATGAGCGTTTAAAGATATTTCAAGATCGCAAGGCAAAAGAAAAAGCAATAGAACAAAGCACACTGGGTGGAATCGAATCAGCATTTGCAATAATAGACGCAGAATCTAATAAATTTATTACTGCTCAAAAAAGCGTTATATCTGTGTTTGATAATATGAAAAATGCTATTACTGAGTTTGCCACCACTGGTAAATTTAAATTCAAAGATTTTGCTCTATCAATGATTCGCGATCTATTAATCATACAAGCACAACAAGCATTTAATACAATGTTTGGTATGGCTAAAAATCCATTATTAGCATTTTTTGGTGGTGGCAAAGCAGCAGGCGGTCCAGTCAAGGGCAATACTGCTTATGTTGTTGGTGAGAAAGGTCCAGAACTGTTCGTGCCTAAAGGTGCAGGAACTATTGTGCCCAACAACAAAATGAATTCTGGATCAGGTCAAGCAGCACCTGCAAATAACACTTATAATACGTACAATATCAGTGCGATAGATAGTCAGTCGGTGGCTCAGTTCTTTGCTCAGAATCGCAAGATGGCGTTAGGTGCTGTGACTATGGCACAGAAAGAACTTTCATACGGATCTTAATCATGGCAGCATTACAAACTATATTATCACGTTGTTCTAGCATTGCTATCAATCGCAGAAAAGTGGTTGGTGTGCAGATCACTCGTAATGAGATACCAAGAACATCTCTTACTCCAACTAC